GGTTGAACACCGCAAATATCGTATGCGATTAAGTTAGGCATTGCTCTTCTAACTAATGATATTAAAACAGGATCCCATGTGTCGATAGATCCGTCAGAAGCAGTAGATGAAGAAGCACCCATTGCGTTAGCAGGTGCAGCCTCAGACATAAAGCTTCTATCTTCTCTAACAGCTTTTTCTTGGTTTTCAAGAATAACTGTTGTTACAGCTCTTTTGTACGCATCTTCAATTTTTGGTAAATCAGGATGCTCCAATACTGGCTGCCATTTTTCTTGTAAGTTTTCAGTAAGATACATTTTATCTCTCCGTTTCTTATATTAATTTATTAAATCTTTACAGATTTAAGGTTTTTAGTTATAGCGGCTGTGTATGCAGCCATAGCATCGGTATTGCTCTCAATAGGAGCGTTAGCCGCAACAGTATCAACAGCATCTTTAGATGCGCTTTCTACTATTTTCTTTTTAGGGAAATAAGATTCTTTAATAGTTTCTAATTTCTCTCTAAATTTATCAGCACTATCGTACTCAACATTCTCAGCCATTGAAGTAAATTTTTCTTTTTCTGTATCAGCCAAATCGTCAGAAATTTCAGCAACGATTGTGTGTCTGTCAGCGTCAGAAACTTTTTTACTTAACTCAACATTTTTCTCGATTTGTTCGTTAAGTTTATCTTCAAGTTTTTTATTCTGATTTGTTAAGTCATCAAGTACATTATATTTTTCTTCAGGAACATCAATGTAGTGTTCTTTGAATAAGCCTTTAAGACCAGTTATAAAGTCTTCAGCGATCTCAGTTCTAATTCCTCTTTCAACCGCTAATTCATTTTCTTTCATCCATTCTTCAACAACATAGTTTAGGTATGAATCTACTTTTTCAGTCATAGCTTCTTTTATTGTTTCTTTTTCAGACTCAAGTTTTTCTTCGTACTGTGCCTCAAGGATTTTTGTTTGTTCCTTAATTCTTGTCTTAACAGCAGTTTCAAAAATAGTAGCTGCTTTATCTTTAAATTCTTCAGATAGATCAGCGTCAGATGAAACTAGTGCTTTAACATCATCGGATAGGTCAATTTCTACTTCTTCCGCTGATTCTTTTTTCATTTTATCTTTCATCATCATTTCTTTTTTATCATCTTCTTTTTCAGAATCGTCTTCCATCTTTTTCATAGCATTCATTTTCTTCATTTTCATAGCGTTCATGTTTGCCATTTCTTCGACTTCTTCCGTTTCTTCTTTTTTCATAGATGAAGGTTTTTGATCGTTTGGTAAAGAACCATCGTTAGCGTCTTTGTTGACCTGATCTGATACTTTCTTAACTTTTTTCGCATTGTCTGGTGTATTGTCAGTTGGTTTTACAACTGCTGGACCAAGATCCTCTGCGTCATTTTTAAGTTTAGTAGGTTCAGATGGAGCAGCATTAGCCGTTACTACGTTCTTTTGCTCTTCCACTTTCTCTACTTGTTTTTCTGTGTCAGACATTAGGTCTCTCCTTGATAATTTAATTAATTAATTAATTTAATTGTTAATATTATTTATACATCCTGTCATCTCAAAACCTACGCAGCTTATGTAAGTTGCGTGTGTTTAGATTTTTGACAAAAAGTCTTTAAAAATAGAGGCTTTAGTTTCCGCTAATTCGGCACGTTTAGTTTTCTCTATTTCTTCTTTATATCTCTCAACTTCCATACTTTTCAGTACGCCGTTGTCCCATACCCACTCTTTACCTTCCATAATTCCTTCTACGAAAGCGTCTGGAGCTGATGGATCTGCAACTATATCAGCCGCAGTAGCCAAATAGAAATCTTTACCTACAACATTACCTTGCGATCCTGATTGTAGAGATCCCATACCTCTTGATGATACGCCTAATTGAGCACCTTCGTCAATTAAATTCTTGACAATTTTACCGTATGGTGTATCCATTATCTTAGCCTCACCTATGAAGTTTTTACCTTCTGGTTTTAGACTAGTAATCATATGTGAAACTCTTTCTAGGTTTACTGTTGGTCCGTCTGGATGTCCTAGTTCACCAAAAGCTCGTTTCTTGTTTATAAATTGTTCGTTATATCTTTTAACTTCTTTTGCAAGTGTGCCTACTGGATAGATTCTACCATTACGGTTTTTAATATCCGCTTGCATAAAGATACCTTTTATCTTGTAGTCTTTTTTCCCGTTTCTTTCTTCGGTTAAGACTTCAATGTTTTCTATTGTTTCTGTAATAAGTTTCATCTCTCCACCTTTTATTTTATCTTATCTCTAAAATTAATGTATAGTTATCGCCAGCAACAAAACCTTTTGTTGATAACAATATGTCACCTGCAGGCGATGTGTTTGCTGTTAGTGTTGCATTGTTAGGTATACTATTTCCTGCAGTATGGTAATCGTGAAAACCACGACCAGAAAAAAATCCTATCGTTGCGTTTGCAGCATTATCGCCACTGCCAGCAAATAATAATTCTACTCCTGATTTACCATTCGTAGTATTTACTGACCAATATATTTTCGCAAGGACTCTATTTGCATCCTCTGTCATAAAGTTAAGAGCACTAGCATCCATTTTTGTAACTAGTGTTTCACCTGATCCGTCAGATATGTTAGTAAATTTCATAACTGTTTTTGTTCCAGCTGTATCTACTATCGTTTGACTTGTTACTACATCAGCCATTAATTATTTCTCCTAAATTCAGTTATCAACAAATAACTATCTACATTTGAGTCAGTTGTTAATAATATTTGTTTATCGTCACCAAACTTTAACTGGTCAGGTCTTAATCCATATTTACCACGACCAGTAAAAGTCAAATTATTTGTTTCACTTACAGCACTAATCGTTAGTGTGCCAGTGCCTTTTATCTGATAATAACATTCTATTAAACTTATCTTACTTTCGTTATTACCACTTTCAAGCTCTTCAGCGTCAGCCACGATTTGATCTTCTTCACCACCAATACCCTTTGACTGAACAATGTACTTTTCAGTAGAGTCCACTACCTTAGTATTAGTTATCGCCATAATAATTAACTCGAAAACGCTGAGTCTTTTCTTAATTCGATAAGAACAAATCCAGAAGTACCAAGAGCGGTTAACTCTAAATCTCCTGAAGTCGCTGTTGTGTTCGTTGCGTTGTTAGTAATTCTACCAGCAGTGCCATCATAGTGTCCTGTACCAGCAAGTTGAATTGCGATAGTATCAGCTGAAGCACCTTTAAATTGTATCTGTACATGACCTGTATTATCATCAGCAGTACCTTGTACTAATCCCCACCATATTTTAGTGATATCTAATTTTGCTCCATTAGCATGACCAGATAATCCACTTGCGTCTAATATATTTGAGTTAGCAGTAGTGTTATCATCCATGTTTACTAGAATAGTAACTTTACCACCATCACCAGCAGCACCGACAACTGTATCTTTTAATGTTCTTGTTGCAATAGCCATTTTTTATTTCCTTTAACTTAATATTTCATTGTCAATATAATCTTCTATACTTGACACTTTAACATTTCTTTTTCTCGCCACCTGTTTTATTATACCATCAATCTTACTAATTATATCACCTTTAGTTTTACCTATCATAATATAGATATCTTTTACTGCCATCTTTTCAGCTGGCGATAATTTTTTAAATTGAGCAGTTTCTTTAGGACTGTCAACTTTTTGTTCAGCAAGTTTAGTCTTGAACTGCTGAAACATCATCTGCATTTTCTTCCTCGCCTTGATCTACTTCAACAGGTTCAGGTGTTTCTACTTCAGCATTATTACCACTCAATTGAGCAGCGTCTTGTGTTGCTTCTAATTCGTTACCTGCATTTAACCAGTCAGTAGCAACTGATTGTCTTTTATCATCAAGTGCTTGTCCTATTTTATCAGACAACGCATTTTTAAATGAGTCTTGAGCCGCTACATTGTCCCCACTTGTAAGTGAGTCAATCATATTTTTTACATTTTCATTTGCCATAATTATTCATCTCCTATATTTATATCAGTATTTTGAGCTTCTGTATCCATATCTTGACCTTCAGGAGCAGCAATAATACCTTGTTTTATTTCTTTCGCAATTTGATTATCAATTTCAATTATATCGTCATCACTTTGTCTCAATACTTTTTTTCTTATGTAGTCAACTGAATAGTATTTTCCTACATATGGACTTACTTCTTGAGCAAGACTTAATCTTTCTCTTAAAATTTCTGCCTCTTTCAACTCAGCAAAATATCCATCTTTTAAATAATCATATTGAATATGTGCGCCTATTTTTGCCCAATCTTCAATAGTTATGATACCTTTTAAAACTAATTGTGTTTTAAGTATATCAGCAAAGAGTTGAGTAAATCTTTTTCTTAATCTTTGAACAAACTTAGTAAACTTTAATTCATCTCTTGTAATTTCAGCAGCCTTACCAAGATTGAAACCAGATTCTGATTCTAATCTTGAAATCGGTACATTCAATGCTTTGTATAATTTCTTTTGAAAGTATTGAACGTCTGTAATTTCACCAAGATTTTGTCCGCCTGGTAAAGTAGTTACTTCAGTTCCTTTTGCACCCTCTCTACGAGGTAACCAAAAGTCTTCAAGCATCGACATGTGTTTTCTGTCGTCTCTAATTTCACCAGTTGAAGCATCATAAACAAGTTTGTTTCTGTATCTTGCCATTACGTCTCTTAAATAAGACTCAGCTTTTATTTTTGGCAAGTTACCTACATCAACATAGAACACTCGTCTTTCAGGTGCTCTTACTATTCTGTAAATAACAACAGCGTCTTCAATCATTCTTAACTGATTGACAGGTTTAATTGCTTTGTGCAAGTGACCCATGACCATATTTCTATTTTGGTCAATGACACCAGATGTTACAAAAGTTATTGAGTCAGTTGCGATTTTAACACCAGCATTAGAATTACCAGCTTGTATTCCTTTTTCATTGTATATAAACCACTCCGCTGTTTGTTCAACAACTTCAATGCCTTTACTTTTGACATCTCTTTTCTTTTTAATCTCACGAACCTTTTTCATTTTTCGTGGATCAATATATCTTAATTCTGTAAGACCTTTTCTAGGACTAGTCGGATCTATTACCTTATGAAAATAGATACGGCCATCAACATAAAATCTTTTAAATATGTCATGTCCTTTTTCTTCAAAGTTTAACAAACGCATTACTTCGTCAAACTCATCTCTAATCTTTTCTTTAATTTTATCTGAAACACCAAGTTTGTCTAAAGACAATGAAACGGAAACGTCTTTTTCATTAGATACAATAACCTCATTTATTATATCTTCAATAGCCATATCACATTCTGGATGCTGAGCAACTTCTCTATATCTTCTAATCAGCTCAGAGTCATTCTTAGCTGTGACTTCCATATCCAAGTATTGGCCAAAGTAACCGCCAGCAGATATAGTTGTTACACCGTCATCTGGAGAAGGTATAGTAAAAGCCTGTTTGGCTTCTGCTGGCTTCTCCAGAGTATCATTTTTTCTTGTTATTTCAAATCCAAGTAGTTGTACCATATTATAATCTTCCTTTTTGAATTAACTTATTTTTATGTAGTCGTATCTGTTTCAAAATATTGGAATTGGAATGTAACACCAAATTCTTCGATAGTGTCATTAGTTCCGTAATTCAAAGCAATATTATCTAAGGCGATTGGGAACAGTCCTCTGTAAGTGTATGACTTTAGAGTATTACCATTTCTATCTAAATGGTCAACGAAACCATCAACTTGATAATCAGCAGGATTTGCGATACCTTCGTTGTCAGTCATGTTGTTTATACCATTCATCCATCTTTCAAATGCTCTGTACAATTTAAAGTCAGTATCATTTAATACCGTAATTGACCAAGGTTCAAAAGTTCTGTCCCCAGCGATATTAAGTTTTCTGCCTCTAAAATCAATAGGTACATTACCTACTGTTTGTCCAGGTATAGCAGTTGCTTTACATAAGAAAGCAAGATCAGATGTTTCACCACCTACAGCAGCGTAACCAGGAAAAGGTAAAGTTACCTTGAACTGATTAGCACGAGCTCCGCCGCCTCTTAAACGAGATTTAAATTCATTAATATTTGGCATGATTTTATTCCTCCCTATTAAGCGCCAGCGACTTCAGAAAAGGCAACGCCTGATCTTGTAGCCACAAAGTTAAGTTGTATGAAGTTAATAGAACGACTAGGTTTGACAAATATGTCAGCTCTAAATTCGTTTCTATCAATAACGTCTCCAGTATTGTTAGTGTCATCACATACTACTGAAAAATCAGTAAGACCTCTTCTACCTTGTACATCTCTTAGGAAAGGCTCTATCAAGTTTCTAAATTGTGCTCTTGTGAACTCATCATTAAATTCAAAGAGTTGAAATTTAGCTGCGATAGCAATTGCCTTCTCTAAAGTGATAAACAATCTTCTAACATTTATTCTGTCAAAAGCACTAGGTTTAGATGAAGCAGTTTTGTCACCAAATAGAACAGTTCCTTGACCAGGAAATGCTACTACTGGATTAATTCTTGCTTTGTATAACTCGTCTCTTTGAGCTTGATTTGGATTAAAAGCAAGTTTTACTGCACCTCTAATTTGTCCTCTAGTGTAACCAGCAGGTGAGAAGTGTGAATCAGCAATATTATCTGTTCTAGCACATAGACCAGCAATGTCACCATTTAATGGTACAAATCTGTAAACATCATTGTATTTGTCATACATGTATTTGTAACCACTATCAATAACAGCGTAACTTGTTGATGGTAAACCATCAGCAAAAGATACTACGTTTTGAGTTTGTGTGACAGCGTTTGCAACACCAACTACATCTGCTCTTGCAGGTGATATGAAGGCAACACAATCTTTTCTTGCTGTTGCGATATCCATAACAGCAGTTGCTTTTGTGTCTCCAGTTGCATCAGCACTTGTTTGAGAAGGTCCACATAATAGTAAACTTAAATCAACATTATCAGCGTCATTAAATTTTTCATATGCAGTAGCAATCTCAGCGTTTGTTGCAACATAGTCATCTGTTCCACCAGAAAGTGAAGTAGAAGATACTACAAATGCATCACCAACTGTATTATCAAAAGTTGTACCAAATTTAGTTACACCATCTGATAAAGTAGAGATGTGATCTATCCAATAGATATATTTACTTTCTCTATAAATTACATCTGGATAATAGTTTGAATTACCAGAAGAATCTTTAGCATCATGAGCCTGTGAAACACCTTCGAAAGTTTCTAGGATTGTTCCAGCAGTTCCTGTGATTGTACCATCTTCATCTATTACTGCGATATGCATTTCGTCTAGTGAACCACCAGCAGCAGATACATCATCTGTTGTTGTTGGTGGAGTTGAAAAGTTAAAGTAATACTCCCAATGTCTTAGGACTTTACAGTTGTCAACAAGAGCGTGTCTTAATCCACCTGTTTCTGTTTGACCAGTTGCAGGGTTGAATCTTGCGATTGTTAAAACATGTGTTGATATTCCTGTTACTTTATAAAAGAATCCAGAAGGTGCACCATCAGCTGAAGGCACAGATGTTGCGTCTCCAAACTCTAGTATGTCACCCACTTGAAATAGAGATCCATCATCCATAGTGATTGTTGTATCTCCGATAGCAGCAGTAGCATCATTTGTTAAAGTTCCACTTTGTGAGTGTGGTCCAAAAGCAGTAGAGTTAGGACACAAAGAAACTTTTAAACTGTTTCCTAATGTTCCTGGTTCTCTTGCAGCCCATGGTCCTATATTTGTTACTGATCCAGCACCTGAGTCTGTAAGATAAGTATCCAAATAGTCAGCCGTATTTTTAATTAAGACAGCAGTACCAGTTGACACAGCATTTACCATGCCTGTAATTGGTCTTACTACCTTCAGATTATTTCCGTATCCTAAAAAGTTTGCAGCTGTGAAAAATTCCTCAAAGTTATTTGCATTTGGTTTTCCAAATATATCAACTAATTCGTTTTCAGATGAAATAGTCGTAATCTCATCTACTGGTCCTTTTTCTGCTGTAATCACGATACCGCCAGAAGTTGTTGACACAGCTGGTACGATATTCGTTAAGTCCTTTTCAGTTACCAAAACACCTGGTGATACTTGAAAAGCCATAGTTTTTTCTCCTTAATATATTAAGTATTTGTA